GTATGATTGTCATTCCATTCGATGCAAAGATCGAAGGTAGCAGTGATATGAAAAATTATGCTGACCACCTCTTCAATGAGGCAGGTCCTTATATCCTTAGCTGGATTGTTGAGGGAGCGATGAAGGCAATACGTAAGAACTTTCACTTATCGCCGCCTGAGTGTGTTCGTAAGGCGATTGATACCTATAGAGAGAACAATGACTGGATGGCAAACTTCCTTGAGGATTGCTGCGAAATCGGTCCGGACTATTCGCAGAAGTCCGGTGCCTTCTATCAAGAATATCGTAATTACTGTTCACGAAATGGTGAGTATACGAGAAGCACGACCGATTTTTATGCAGCAGTTGAACTCGCGGGCTTTACTCGTAAAAAGACAAAGAGTGGCTCTTTCATCTATGGAGTACGTGTAAAAGATGAAGATTTTCTGAATCAACCATAACCGACTGTCACTGGTGACCCTCGTTATACTCATATACAAAAAGTCCCTATAGAGAGTTTTTTAAGTAAAAAATAGCCTATAGGGGGTTTTATGAAATGAGTATAACGACCACCACCATAAAATTTTGATGAGGTACGACAATGAGAGAAAAAGAGATTGAAAAGAAGTTAGCTTTGGAAGCAAAAAAGCGTGGTGGGCTGGCAGTCAAGTTTGTATCTCCAGGCTTTGATGGTATGCCGGATCGAATCCTTCTAATGCCTGATGGAAAGATAGCCTTTGTTGAAGTAAAGGCCACTAGCAAACGCCCGCGTCCATTACAGATGGCAAGGCACAAACTTCTTAGAGGATTAGGATTTTCAGTATTCATACTAGACGACGAGAGTCAGATTGGAGGGATTTTAGATGCAGTACAATCCACATGAATATCAAAAGTATGCGATAAACTACATCGAATCCCATCCGGTATCGGCAGTACTTTTGGATATGGGCTTAGGAAAAACAAGCATCGCCCTTACTGCAATCAATAACCTACTGTTTGATTATTTTGAAGCTCATAAGGTGTTGGTGGTAGCTCCGCTTCGAGTGGCAAGAGATACCTGGCCTGCTGAAATTGGAAAGTGGGATCATCTATCCGATCTGATTGTTTCTGTTGCAGTAGGAAATACGGCTGAACGGATTAAGGCGTTAAAAGCTGCAGCAGATATCTATGTCATCAACCGTGAGAATCTTTGCTGGCTTATTGATGAGAGTGGGCTTCCATTTGATTTTGATACGGTTATTATCGATGAGCTTTCTTCCTTCAAAAATCATCAGGCCAAGCGCTTTAAGTCACTGATGAAGGTGCGTCCAAAAGTTAAACGCATGATTGGGATGACAGGAACACCAAGCAGCAATGGCCTAATGGATTTATGGGCCGAGTTTAAATTGCTGGACCTGGGCGCTAGGCTTGGAAGGTTCATCACCGCATTTCGAAGTAACTACTTTATGCCGGATAAGAGAAATGGCCAGATCATTTTCAGCTACAAGCCACTTCCCGGAGCGGAGCTAAGCATCTACCAGAAAATCTCCGACATTACGATTTCTATGAAGTCGACGGATTACCTGAAGATGCCTGAGCTGATCAGCAGTGAATATGCGGTCATGCTTTCTGAAAAAGAGGCAAAGCGCTACGACGAATTAGCAAAAGACCTCGTCCTGGAGCTGCCTGGTGGTGAGGTAACAGCGGCAAATGCTGCAGCACTTTCCAACAAACTCTGCCAGATGGCCAATGGCGCCATTTATATCGACAGTGGTGGAACCGAGGTCATCCATCATCAGAAACTGGATGCCTTAGAGGATATTATTGAGGCAGCCGCCGGAAAACCGATTCTTGTAGCCTATTGGTATAAGCACGACTACGAAAGAATCGTAGAAAAGCTTCAAACCATAAAGGTCTCATTTTCTAAGTTGGATACCGCTGAAAGTATTCGAAGGTGGAACAACAAGGAAATACCGGTTGGCTTAATTCATCCCGCATCTGCAGGTCATGGCTTAAATCTTCAGGCTGGTGGCTCTTGCATTGTCTGGTTCGGTCTTACCTGGTCATTAGAGTTATATCAACAAACAAATGCGAGGCTTTGGAGACAAGGCCAAACAGCTGAAACGGTTGTGGTGCAGCACATCGTTACCAAAGGCACTATTGATGAACGCGTTTTGCGGGCTCTTTACTTAAAGGATAAAAGCCAGTCGGCGCTAATAGATGCTGTCAAAGCTGATCTGCAAATGAGAGTCAACTAAAGACAATCCGTGCCAATCCGAGAGAAATCAAAATTTATCGGAGGTACGATTATGGAACCCTATGAAAGTTTAGTAAATGCAATTATTGTCCAAGCAGTCAAGGACTACCGGGAAGCAATTCACTTCCTAAAGCGGCACCCGCACACACCAGACCTTGATACTGAGGAGGCCATGAAGGATAAGCGGAAGCGCATCTTGAGGGAAAATATTATTAAGAATGAAGGTGAGTGCGATGATGTTGAACGCTTCTTCCATTCTGGGTGGTTTGAATTGCTTTCCAATTTGGATGGCGATACTCTGCTGCGTCAAGTTAGAAATATGGAGGTGGGCTAACATGAAAGCTCTGGATTTTCTGAGCCAAGCCTACCGGCTGGACCTTCGCATTGACAGCAAATTAGAGCAGATTGCTTCCTTAAGTGAGCTGGCCACTAAATGCACATCTACCATCAGCGACATGCCTCGCAATCCTAACCACAGCATATCTTCTATGGCGGATGCTGTTGTGAAGATTGTAGATCTTCAGGCAGAAATTGATCGTGACATTCACCGGCTGGTAGACATCAAACGACAGATTGTTGCCAGCATCAAAGCCGTGGACAATAAGGAATACCAGACGCTACTTGAACTTCGTTTCCTTTGCGGATGCACATGGGAGGAAGTTGCTGCCAAGATGGGCTACAGCATCCAGCATACTTACCGAATGCGTGACTGGGCTTTAAGAAAAGTCGTAGTCAACGAAAGTGGAGAGTAAAAGAGAGTTGATGTCATAGCCAAGTACTGTATACTGGTAGTATAGAAAGTATAGGCGAAGCCTCGCGGGAGAAATCCTGTGGGGCTTTTCTTATGCCCGAAAGGGAGGTGAACCCATGCCATATAAACCAAAGCGTCCCTGCGCCTACCCCGGCTGCGGTCGGCTCGCTGAGCGTGAGCAATACTGCGCCGAGCATCAAAAGGTTGTGGACAAACAGTACAACCAGTACGAGCGAGACCCCAAGTCCAACAAACGCTACGGTCGTGCTTGGAAGCGTATCCGTGACCGCTACATCAAGGCGCATCCTCTCTGCGAAGAGTGCCTGAAGCAAGGCAAGCTCACACCGGCTGAAGAGGTACACCACATCCTGCCGCTCTCAATGGGTGGCGGCAATGAAACGAGTAACTTGATGGCCCTTTGCAAATCATGCCATTCCAGAATTACTGCTGAGAGCGGTGACCGGTGGGGGCGGTCAAATCTCTAGAACTTTTTTTAACGGACAGCGGCGTCGGGCTTCGTGTTGAAAAACGCATATTCAAACGGGGGTATAGCCCCTACCCGAAAAGGAGGTGTGATATTTGGCAAAAGACGGTACCAATCGTGGCGGCACTCGTGTCGGCGCAGGCGCAAAAAAGAAGCCATTAGCTGACAAAATAGCCGAAGGTAATCCCGGCGGCAGAAAACTGACCGTGATGGAGTTTACCGATACGGCAGACCTTAACGGTCAAGTGATGCCGGAACCAGCAAAGATGCTCGAAGCTGTCCAGAAGGACGGTAAGACACTCGTCGCGAGCGAAATATATAAATCCACATGGACGTGGCTGAACGAGCGTGGCTGTGCGGTGCTTGTATCGCCACAGCTTTTAGAGCGATACGCCATGAGCGTAGCCCGCTGGATTCAGTGCGAGGAAGCAGTCACTGAGTACGGCTTTCTGGCGAAGCACCCCACTACGGGCAATGCAATCCAAAGCCCCTATGTGGCGATGGGCCAGAACTACATGAACCAAACGAACCGTCTGTGGATGGAGATTTTTCAGATCGTAAAAGAAAACTGTACCGGCGAATACAGCGGAGTGAATCCGCAGGATGATGTGATGGAGCGGCTCTTAACCGCCCGGAAAGGAAAATGATATGGAAAAATACAAAACTTCTGAAAGTGTCTGCAAAGGTCACCCGGATAAACTCTGCGACCTGATTGCCGACAGCATTCTCGATGCGTGTCTTCGCAAAGATAAAGCATCACGCGTGGCCTGTGAGGTCATGGCTACTAAAGGCAAAATCATCGTAGCGGGCGAAATCACCTGCTCGAAGAAGGTGGACATCCGCTGGGTGGTTCGCAGAGTCCTTGAGGACGTCGGCTACAACTCGTGGAAGTTCATGGTGTTTGTGTTCGTCCACCAGCAAAGCAAGGACATCGCCGGTGGCGTGGATCGGGCACTAGAATCCCGCGCTGGAGATACTTCGTGGTATTCCATGCTTGGCGCTGGCGATCAGGGTACCGTTTACGGTTACGCCACAGATGAGACAGCAGAAAAACTCCCGCTTCCTCTCGTATACGCTCATGATATCTGCCGGAAGTTGGATAGCACCATGAAAAATGGCGTTATCAAAGGAATCGGTCCTGATGGAAAAGCACAGGTCACAGTTGAATATGAGAACGACAAACCCAAACGCATCAAGACGATTGTCGTTTCTGTGCAGCACCGCGCTGACAAGGATCTGGAGGTTCTCCGCAGCGATATCATCTCCCAAGTGCTGTGGCCAGTGTTTGAAAAGTTCCCATTTGATGATGACACAGAAATCCTCATCAATCCCTCTGGCCGTTTTGTCGAGGGCGGACCTGCAGCTGACACCGGTTTGACTGGTCGAAAGATTATGGTCGATAGCTATGGCGGCCTTGCTGCTCATGGCGGTGGTGCGTTCTCCGGCAAGGACCCGACGAAGGTTGACCGCTCCGGTGCCTACATGGCACGGGCTATCGCAAAGAACATCGTCAGGTGTGGTTATGCCAAACGCTGTCAGGTGGCCATCTCCTATGCCATTGGTAAGGCTGACCCCGTTGCGGTAGAGATTGACACCTTCGGTACGGGTACTGTTTCCGATGAGATTCTTCGCAAAGCGGTCCTCGAGGTTTTTAACCTGCGTCCAGCGGCGATCATCGAAACGCTGAGTTTGCGAGATCCCATTTATGCAGATACAGCAACCTATGGCCATTTCAGCGGAACGCTTTCTCGCTGGGAATGGCTGGACCGTTATAAAGAACTACGAGAGGCGGTAAAGAAATATGCTGATTGAGAAGAAGAAAACCGCCGAGCTTCTACCTGCGGACTATAATCCCCGCAAGGACTTAAGGCCTGGCGATCCAGAATACGATAAGCTGAAGCGCTCAATTGAACAGTTCGGATATGTCGAGCCGGTCATCTGGAATAAGGTGACCGGTTGTGTTGTAGGCGGGCACCAGCGTTTGAAGGTTCTCATCGATATGGGCATTACTGAGGTCGAGTGTGTGGTGGTCGATATGGATGTCGAGAAGGAAAAGGCTCTTAACATCGCACTGAACAAGATTTCCGGCGAATGGGATAAAGAAAAGCTGGCTCTACTCATTGCAGATTTACAGGGCGCGGACTTTGATGTGTCGCTTACTGGCTTTGACCCCACCGAACTGGATGATCTGTTTAAGGATAGTATCAATGATGGCATCCACGATGATGATTTTGATGTGGAAGCAGAGCTTAAGGAACCGCCGATCACCAAACTCGGTGACGTCTGGACCCTTGGTCGGCACCGACTGGTCTGTGGCGACAGCACTAAGGCTGACACCTTTGATTTGTTGATGGCCGGAGCTAAAGCAAATCTCGTGATTACCGACCCGCCTTACAACGTCAACTACGAAGGCAGCGCAGGAAAAATCAAGAACGACAATATGGGTAATGACGCCTTCTACCACTTTCTGCTCGATGCCTTTACAAACACCGAAGCGGTCATGGCAAGCGACGCCAGTATCTATGTTTTCCATGCCGACACCGAAGGGCTTAATTTCAGGAGAGCCTTTGTGGATGCCGGTTTTTATTTGTCCGGCTGCTGCATCTGGAAGAAGCAGTCGCTGGTGCTGGGGCGCTCTCCATATCAGTGGCAGCATGAGCCTGTACTCTTCGGTTGGAAGAAAACCGGAAAGCATCAATGGTACACCGGCCGTAAGGAAACCACCATCTGGGAATTTGACAAGCCTAAGAAAAACGGTGACCATCCGACCATGAAGCCGGTTCCTCTTCTGGCATACCCGATTATGAATAGCAGCATGAGCAACACGCTGGTGCTTGATCCCTTTGGCGGCAGCGGTTCAACGCTCATCGCCTGCGAACAGTCTGACCGATCCTGCTATACTATCGAGCTTGACGAGAAATTCTGCGACGTCATCGTCAAGCGTTACATCGAGCAGGTCGGCACGGCTGT